ATACCATGAGCAATATTGCCATGGGCATGGGTATTCCAGCCGGTGCTGTTTTAGTTTCCAGCCGAATTGGAGAGGGTGACCGCAATGCTGCCCAACGTGAAAAGGCCGCTGATGCTAAACGTACATCTGACGCTGAAATGAAGCGTGAGTCTCGTGGCATTGCCAAGCCTGCTAACTTTGACGCAATGCAAGAGTCCATCCAAGATGCTAAAGACGCTAAAGATCGTGCAAAGATCAAGTCTATGGGCTATGCAAAAGGCGGCAAAGTCAGCTCTGCTTCTAAACGAGCTGATGGCTGTGTCACTAAAGGTAAAACTCGCGGAAAGATGGTGTAACTATGATGTCCAGTCGCGGTATGGGAGCCATGCTCCCCAATAAAATGCCAAAAGGCAAGAAGAAAGCCCGGCGGGACGACACTGACTTTACTCAATACAAAGAAGGCGGTGTAGTCAAAGCCGCTGGTGGTTTGTATGCCAACATCGCCGCCAAGAAAAAACGTATAGCTTCTGGCTCTGGTGAGAAGATGCGCAGTGCAGGCTCGGCTGGTGCACCCAAGAAGGGTGATTTTGCGGCGGCTGCAAAAACTGCTAAATTTGCTGCGGGCGGTAAGTCTACGGTTAACGCCGCAGGCAACTACACCAAGCCAGAACTACGTAAAAGAATCTTTAACGCTGTAAAAGCAGAAGCCACAGCAGGCACTGGCGCTGGGCAATGGAGCGCGAGAAAAGCACAAATGGTGGCACAGCGCTATAAAAAAGCAGGCGGAGGCTACAGAGATTGAAAGCTCCTCAGAAATCTCTTAAAGACTGGGGCGACCAGAAATGGCGCACCAAGTCTGGTAAACCGTCAAGCAAGACGGGTGAGAGATATTTGCCTGAAAAAGCCATTAAGTCTTTAACCTCAGCAGAATACGCAGCTACAACCAAAGCCAAGAGAGCTGGTAAAGCCTCTGGTAAACAGTTTGTAGCTCAACCTAAAAATATTGCAAAGAAAACGGCAGGCTTTAGATGACCACTACCGGCTCAACACTTTTCAATATGGACTTCACGGAGATTGCCGAGGAAGCTTGGGAACGTGCTGGCCGAGAGATGCGTTCTGGTTATGACCTCAAGACCGCCCGGCGGTCTATGAATCTCATGACCATCGAGTGGCAGAACCGTGGCATCAATATGTGGACGATAGAGCAAGGCTTTATCACCTTAACTCCGGGTTTAAACACATATGCCTTACCACTGGACACCATAGACCTTCTGGAGCATGTTATTAGAACAGGTGCAAATACAGCATCTACACAGGCTGACCTCACCATTACACGTATCAGTGTTTCTACCTATGCGACCATTCCGAACAAACTTCAACAAGCCCGTCCCATCCAAGTCTTTATTCAAAGACTTTCTGGACAGGTTAACCCGACGACTTCGTACCTCAACGGAGCCATTACAGCCACAGCGACGACGATCACGCTTGACACGGTGGTTGGACTAGCCGGGTCGGGGTTTATCCGTCTAGAGTCAGAAGACATTTATTACACATTCATCACAGGTAACACCCTTGGCGGGGTGTTCCGTGGACAGAACAATACAACCGCTGCAACTCACGCAGATGGTATCGCTGTATTTGTGCCCCAGCTACCAGCAGTGACTGTGTGGCCTACACCAGATAACAGCACAACATATCAGTTTGTGTACTACCGTTTACGGCGTGTACAGGACGCTGGAGCAGGCTCTGAGACTGCGGATATGAACTTCAGGTTCTTACCCTGTGTAGTGGCTGGTCTGGCTTATCACATTGCCATGAAAGTACCGGAGTTAGCACCCCGGTTAGATATGCTCAAAGGCGTGTACAACGAGCAGTTTGATTTGGCCGCTGGTGAGGATCGTGAAAAGGCTGCGGTGAGATTTGTGCCCCGTCAGATGTTCATTGGTGGGAGCTATTAATGGGTAATCGTTTTGCTTCTGGCAAAATAGCGATTGCTGAATGCGACCGCTGTGGTCAGCAGTTCAGACTAAAGCAGCTTAAGACGGAGATCATTAAGCAGCGTAAATACGAGTTGTTAGTCTGTCCTGAGTGTTGGGATCCAGATCAGCCTCAATTGATGCTTGGAACGTTCCCAGTGGATGATCCGCAGGCACTGCGTAACCCACGCAGGGACACAACATATGTGACGTCTGGTGTGAATGCGGCTGGAAATTTGTCCGGTGGTTCGAGAGACATTCAGTGGGGCTGGAACCCGGTTGGCGGGGCTAGTAATTTTGATGAGGCGTTGACTCCAAACTACTTGGTGGCAACAACATTTGTTGGTACAGTATCTATATCTTAGGGGGTTTAAACATGGCTTACACAAGATCAGCAGACGGCATTGCCAAAAAGGGCAAGACCGAAGGCAAAAATTTGGGCGATAGCGGCCCCGCAGTTGGCATCATGCGCGGCGGAAAAGGCAAAGGCAAAGGTAAAACCAATGCTGATATGTTGTCTATGGGACGTGGTTTGGCAAAGATTGCCGCACAGAAACGAGGTTAATCATGGCTAAATTTAGCAAAAAGATGATGGGCAAAGAGGTGGGTGATGCGGCTGTGTATGCACCTCCTCACACAATGACAGGCAAGCCTGTCAAACCTTCAGCCGCGTCAGGCCCTAACCGGAGTGATGCAGGCACAGTCAATATGTCTGTAGCTGGCATTAACCGCAGACCCCCTCCTGCGGCCAAGACAAGCGGTATCGTTACACGCGGTAACGGCGCAGCGACCAAAGGTAGAATCGCCAGAGGCCCGATGGCATGAACTACGCAGACCTCGTTAGCGCTATTCAAGCGTATACCGAGAACACGGAGACAGACTTCGTGGCGGAGATTCCTGTCTTTGTTAGGCAGGCGGAGCAGCGTATTTATAACGTTGCCCAGCCTTCGTTTTTAAGAGAAAACGTAACGGGTGTCTTAACCACTGGTAATAAGTTTTTGCAGTGTCCTACGGACTTTTTGTCTGCTTACAGCCTTGCCATATTTCCAAACAACTCAACAACTGCGACGGGTACATCTGGACTTAAAACCATTGTGGTAGCGAGTGCCGCTGGGATCGCTGCAGGTCAGCAGGTAACGGGTACAGGCATTGGTGTCAACGCACTGGTCAGAGGCATTGTGGGAACGACCGTCACACTGACGGTTGCCAACAGCGGTACAGTGTCAGGTACGGTCATCTTCCAAGGTGACAATCTGTACCTACTTAACAAAGACGTTAACTTCATTCGTGAGGCTTATCCTTTAACGGCCCAGCTTGGTGAGCCTAAACACTACGCCATTTTTGGCCCTCGGTCAGACAACGAGCGGGAGCTTACTTTTATCCTTGGCCCGACACCAAATGCAAACTACACCGCAGAACTGCATTATTACTATTACCCAGAATCTATCGTGACTGCCGGTACGACTTGGCTGGGCGATAACTTTGATACAACCTTGTTGTACGGCTCTTTGGTGGAAGCTTACACCTACATGAAGGGTGAAGCAGACATGCTGAAACTGTACCAAGAACGGTACGTCCAAGCTATTGCTTTGTATAAGAACCTTGCCGACGGCAAGCAGCGCGGTGATGCTTACCGAGATGGCCAAGTAAGGGTTCCTGTCTCATGATCTTACAGACCCAAACCACCAGCTTTAAACTGGAGCTTTACACAGGTGTTCACAACCTGTCTTCAAACACCCTGAAGGTTGCTTTGTATACAGCCAGCGTCAATCTTGATGAAAGCACAACTGAGTACAACTCAACCAACGAGGTGAGTGGTGGTGGGTACACGCCGGGCGGCGTGATTTTGTCTGGGGTCACAATTAGCTCTGATGGGTACACAGCCTTTGTTAACTTCAATGATGCTGTGTTTAACGCCTCGGTGACAGCTCGGTGTGCTTTAATTTACAATGTTACTCAGGCAAATAAATCTATTGCGGTATTGGATTTTGGGTCTGACAAAACATCAAGTAACTTTACAATCGTGATGCCCGCTAACACGGCATCTTCTGCTTTAATTCGTAGTTCTAACTAAGGAGTCATCATGACTATTGAAAAAACTAAAGCCACTGACGTTGTGTCTAGTGGCCTGACCTGTAACACCAAAACCGGTGAGGACGCAAAAGCGACCGGTTTATTTGAAATCAAATGCCATGACAAAGACGGCAATTTAAAGTGGTCTGCCGAGTCTAAGAACTTGGTGGTCAACGTTGGCCTCCAATATATGGCTGGCAGTGCTTTGACCTCAGTGAGCCAGATTACCACTTGGTATCTTGGTTTGTACGGCGCTGGCGCTTCTAATACACCTGCGGCGGGCGACACAATGGCTTCCCATGCTGGTTGGACAGAAGTTACTGCTTACAGCAACGCCAACCGTGTGACTGCCACGCTTGTAACCGCTACAACTGCCAATCCTTCTGTAGTGACTAATACAGCTTCACCAGCCGTGTTTAATATCAACGGCACAACAACAGTCGGCGGTGCGTTTTTAACAAGCGAAAACACCAAGGGTGGCACAACAGGAACATTGTTCTCTGCTGCTGATTTTGGCTCACCCGGCGACCGTGCTGTGGTTGCTAGTGATACATTGTCTGTGACTTACACATTCAGCTTGGCGGCTTAATATGGCTGGGTGGGGTGACGGCTTATGGGGCGAACAAGGGTGGGGTGGTTTTACCGCCTTCACTAGCTCCGTAGACGAAACCTCCACAGGATCAGACGCGGTTAGCTCCACGTTAAGTGTAGCCCCCGCTGTCAGTGAAACAGGTACAGGCACAGATGCAATTGCAGCGGGTAAGATATTTACCTCAAGCATAACGGAAACGTCAACAGGGACAGACGCTACAGAAGGCGGGCCGCTATATGCCTCAACGGTAACAGAGGCAAGCACAGGTTCAGATGCGGTAGTTTCTGTTATTTCTGTAGGCTCGGTAATTGCCGAAACTGCTACGGGCACAGATGCAACAGTAGGCGGGGAAGTTTATTCAGCGACAATTGCTGGAACGGCTTGGGGACAAAACAGTTGGGGTAGTAATTCGTGGGGTGGAGAAGGTGAATTAGCCACCGCTACTGATGCGGTAGTTTCTACTTTAACGCTTAATCCAACAGTAAGTGAAGCGGCAACAGGTACAGATGTTGTTACAGCGGGTGTAGCGTTTGTTTCTGTAATAACAGAAACAACCACAGGAACAGATGCTGTAACTGCTACACGGACTTTAAGTCCTGCGGTCAGTGAAACTGCAACGGGCACAGATGTTATTTTAGCTAACGCAGGGTTTGCAAGTGCGGTAGCCGAGACAGCAACCGGAACAGATAACATAACCGGAAGTCTTGTATATTTTGGTAATGTACAAGAAACGGCGACAGGCACAGATGCAGTAACGGCGGTAGTTGTAATTAATGCGGCAATTACAGAAACCGCTACGGGGTTAGATGTAATTACGGCACAAGTAGGATTTAAAGGCACAATTACTGAAAATGCAGTAAGCGCGGATACTTTAAGGGCAGCAGCAGCATTTGTAGCTTCTATTAACGAGTTAGCAACAGGTACAGATGGGTTGACTGCACGACCATTCTGGGATGTAATTGACAATACACAGACTGCTAACTGGGTTGCAGTCGTAACGAACTAGGAGTTAAAAATGGCATCAACATGGTCAGCACTTAAAATAGAGTTGCTTGAAACAGGACAGAACTCAGGTCAATGGGGTAACCTTACCAACGTCAATCTGGGCGACGCAGTGCTGGGTGAGGCCATCACAGGTCAAGCCACAGTAGATTTTGCAACGGACGCAGACGTAACAATTACGCTTACTGACTCTGCAACATCTCAATCGGCTAGAAACTTACGTTTAAACATCACAGAAAGTTCTTCTGGCATTGGTTCTGTGCGTAACTTGATACTGGGTTCTGGTTGCCAGATTGAAAAGTTTTACCTTATCAATAACACCGGCACAGGCGCTAAAACAGTTAAGAACACTTCAGGTACGGGCATCTCTGTCCCTGCGGGCAAGGCCACGCTGGTCTTTAACAACGGCACAAACGTTGTTGATGCGGCTTCGTATTTCACCTCTTTGACTCTGGGGTCTGCGCTCCCGGTTGCTTCTGGTGGTACAGGAATTACGTCTTTTGGAAGTGGTGTTGCCACTTTCCTTGGCACTCCTAGTTCAGCCAATTTGGCGGCGGCAGTAACTGACGAGACTGGCTCTGGCTCATTGGTGTTTGCAACCTCTCCAACCTTGGTGACACCGGCGCTGGGAACACCCACTGCTTTAGTTTTGACATCAGCCACAGGTTTACCCTTAACTACTGGCGTAACTGGAACACTCCCAGTAGCCAACGGCGGTACAAACCTTTCTTCTGGAACTTCTGGCGGTGTATTGGCTTATACAGATACAGGAGTTTTGGCATCCTCTGGTGCGTTGGCAGCAAACAATGTGGTGGTTGGGGGTGGCGCAGGTGCAGCCCCATCTTCTACTAACATATTAAAACTTGCAGCGGCAGTTACAAGTGGCAGTTATATTCAAGCTCTTGGATACGCAGACACGGTTGTAGCTCTTGGTAATACGGGCGCTGCAAAAAATATTGATTTAACATCAGGAAATGTTTTTACTGCAACACTTACAGACAATTGCACATTTACTGTGCGATTTCCAGTAGCAACAGGCGCATCTTCGTTTACACTTATTTTGACAAACGATGCAACGCCAAGCAGAACTGTGGCTTACGCTGGTGGAACATTTAAGCTCCCCGGTGGTTCGGTAACACGCACTACAACAGCTAATGCTACTGATATTTGGTTTTTCTTTACCCCAGACGGTGGAACGACATATTTTGGTTCTATCCCAATGGCTAATCTTTCTTAACTAGGAGCACAACATGATTTTAACAGTTGAACAACAAGCACAAGTTGACATGGCAATTGCCATTGATACCACACGTCACGCTAATCAAATGGCCCTTTTAGCCGCGCAACAAAAGTCTGACGCTATTCGTTTAGCCCAGCAAACATTGATTGAGAACTCTCGCAGCAAACCTGCTGACGAGCGTGAAATCACCCCTGCTGATATTGCTGCTTTTGCCAACGCATTAGTCGCTGCAACTAATGCCTGATGGAAGCTTTTACATACTTCCCCGCAGCAATTTATAGGGAAGAGCACCCTGATTGGGTTGGTTACACTCTTCAGGTTGCTCAGAAGTATTACGCCACCGTTAAAAATGGTAGTCCTATGGCGCAAACAACGCACATGGCAAACGACCCAGACTTAAAGTTCTTGGTTGATTATCTGCTATTAGCGGGGGACACAATCTTGCGTGGGCAAGGTTATGACATGGATAAGTACGAATTGTATTTGTCCAGTCTATGGGGGCAAGATGTTAAATGTACAGGCGGTACAAATGTGCATGTACATAAGAATAGCCAAATATGTGGCTGGTTCTTTTTGGAAACGCCAGAGGGCGGATCGTATCCTGTTTACCATGACCCACGCATGAACAAACAGATGGTTGAGTTGGATTACGTACAAGGGGCAGAGCTTACAAACGCTTCGTCTTATGTGCATTTTAATAATGTGAAGCCCGGAACGTTTCTGTTTGCTAACTCTTGGATGCAGCATCAATTAACGCAAAACACTTCACAAGTTGAAACAAAATCCATACACTTTGTTATTTCCCATAGAGATCGCCCATGCATTACTTGCTAACACCACATGCAAAGCCAATTGAGCCGTTTGTTTGGTGGGAAGGCGCGTTTACTAACCAAGAGTTAGACTGGCTACAACAAAAAGCCCGAGCCGCTGAACAAACCGCTACAGTCGGAGGCGTTGCCGGAAGCGCAGTAGATAATAATGTTCGAAGATCGCAAGTATCTTGGCTTGACAATAATCCAAACACAAAGTGGGTGTTTGAGAAATTAGGATATGTTGTATCTCAGTTAAACGCCGACTACTTTAGATTTGATTTAACAGGCTTTGGTGAAACGCTTCAGCTTACAAACTACGACCAGTCTGAAAATGGTATGTATGGTTGGCATCAAGATTATGGGGCTAAGGTCAGCCGTAAGCTGTCTTTGACTGTGCAGTTGACTGATCCATCAGAGTACGAAGGTGGAAACCTTCAAATCATGACAACAGGAACTCCTGTAAACGCACGTAAACAACGTGGTTTAATTGTTGCTTTTCCGTCTTATGTGTTACATCAAGTAACACCGGTTACACAGGGGAGCCGCCAGTCCCTCGTCGCTTGGGTTTCGGGGCCAGCTTTTAAATGAACGCAAACTACAAAGATTTCATCGCCACATACACAGATGTGTATTTAGAAGGGTATTGTGAACATCTAATTTCCGAATTTGAACGGTTAGTTCACGGTGGTGCTGGAACAAATCGTCAGAATGGTGAAGGGGCTGATCGTCACCAAAAAGACGACATGCAACTAGGATTAAATTTTAAAGTGCATAACGCGCTTCAGTTCAACAACAAAGATACGGTAGATGTTTTTTTTGATGGGCTGCAACAATGTTATGAAGCATACATAAATAACTATTCAGTATTAAAAAACGGAAAAATACAAGCATCTACAATGAAAATGCAGCGTACTTCTCCGGGGGGTGGATACCATGTCTGGCATTCTGAACAAGGTAATGGCGCATATGCAAATAGAGTCCTTGCCTATATGCTGTATTTGAATACACTTGAGTTAAATGAAGCTGGAGAAACAGAATTTTTGTATCAACAAACACGGCTACAGCCTCAAAAAAATACAATGGTTGTTTGGCCTGCGGCATTTACGCATGCGCATCGAGGTAATGTTGTGCATGGTACAAACTGTAAGTATATTGTGACCGGTTGGTTTTATTACGATTAGGGGGCTGCTATGGCTATTGGGACTTCAAAAATTGGTGTGTTGGGTGGTAAAACCATTGCCCCCGGGGGTACGGAAACATTTAATTCGTCTGGTACTTTTACTGTGCCTGCTGGCGTTACTAAAATTAACGTAACTGGAAAAGGCGGTACGGGGTTAGCGGGTAACGCTGGCGCGGCTGGGGGAGCGGGTAGTTCCGGTGTTGGTGGAGGTGGAGGCGGTGGGGGTGGGGGTGCTGGTTCTAGGATAGTAAATAATTGCACTGTTAACGTTGTTTCTACAGGTTCTCCCGGGAACCCGGGCGGTGGGCCTACTGGGGGCGCTGCAGGAGAAGGGCGCGACACAAATGGTGCTAACGGCACTCCGGGCAATCCCGGCCCAGCGGGAGCGGCTGGTAATCCCGGAGGTTCGGGTAATCCGGGCAGTACTGGAATATCTTCTACAGCATTTTCTCAAACATTTACGGGCGGTAGCGCAGGAACCGCTGGAAATCCCGGGAACGCTGGGAGTGGTGGAAATGGCGGCGTAGGGGCCAATGGTGGTGGCGGTGGTGGGATACAACAGTACAATCTTTGTACTAGCTCACAACAGGGCAACCCTCCCGGCCCTCCCGGAACCGGCCCCGGTGGTGGTTTTAGTGGTGGTAATGGTGGTGCTGGTGCTCCGGCTAATCCCCCCGCTGCAGCTGGGGGGGCAGGTAGTCCGGGTGGATCAGGCGGCGCAGGAAATCCGGGGAACGCCGGTTCTGCGGGTAGCGCCGGTAGTGCTGGTGGGCCAGCAAGCCCTTCAACCGTTAATTGCATTACCGTAACTTCTGGCGGGTCTTACCCAATAGTTGTTGGCGCACCTTCGGGGCAAATAGTTGTAAATTGGAATCCACAATGAACCAAGATATTTTTGACGATGAGTTAGCGGCAATCCACCGTCAGTTAGAAGCAAACAACCGTAAAAGTAATTTGGCGCGGGGGCGATCACTTACTTGCGGTACGTCTTTTAACGGTATGGTAGAAGTAATAATTCGTGGAGATGGGGATAAATTTCTATGGGTTGTGTTATCGCCAGCAGAGGCCAGTGAGTTAGTTCATCAGCTTGCGGCAAGTATTGCTTGCACTGCAACAATTACGCCAAGAACGGATGTTATAAACAATCGTATTTGGAACAAAGTTAAACAAGAGGAGCAACAAAATGTTGTGGCAACTAAAGAAGATATCAACGGGTGAAACGCTAAACGAGCCGCAAAAACTTCCTGAAAATTGGGGGCCAATTTTTGGTTTGGCGGGTATTCAAGACCAGCTTGGTGACTTGTCATGGTTGGGTGAAGCTTATGCTGACCAAGGATGGTTTGTTGTAGGCGAAGCCCCTGCCGATCCTATGCAAGCAACCCCTGCTGAACTTGCTTGGGAAACGGCCAAAAGGTTATTGCGTGAATCTGATTGGACGATGTTGTCTGATGTACCTATGACAAAGGCTAAAAAAACTTTGTGGATTGAGTACCGCAAAACATTGCGTGAGGTTCGCCTGCACCCAGACTTTCCAAGCGTGTCTTGGCCAGTAGCCCCTGAATGAACAAATACTTAATACGTTTTAACAAATCTCGCGGTCAACCAAATCGTGGAACTGAATTACATGTGTGGCGAGTGTTTGAAAACGATATTGAATACTTGGCGGCAGAGGTTAAGTTAAACGTTGCATCTTGGAGTGAGATGTCAGAAGGCCCAGATTGGAACATTGCGTGCCAAGGGTTTATGGTGATTGACCATGATACCGGCACAGTAACAATCAACGCGGTGCAGGGGTAGCCATGTGGGACTGGGCTGAAGCATTCATTGCGGCGGCCTGTATAGTGGCCTTCGTCATCTATGGCACGTACATCATTGCATGGAGTATGGTGTGATAAATGCGTTGGCTCATACTGTTACTGCTGTTGGGGCTAGTTGGAGCCGTAGCCAAGAACGGCTGTCATGT